CTGTAAAGGGCATCGAGATCGTCAATTGGCTTAACTGACCAATCAAGCTTATCACCAGCATCTCTCGTAAAACGTCCAGCACCATAACCAGGACCACCCCAATTACCATGATACTTAAACTCAAGATTTTCAACATCTAACATTTGTTAGGCTGTACATTTAATCTAACCTAACATGTACCACGACAATAGGTAAAAAGCTAACCTACTGTCGTGCATACAAATACATAGCTATAATCTGTCTAGGACCCTTTCTGATTGTCATCACCTCGTCAAAGGTGTAGGGGTCCTTTTCAGTCCTCATGCAAGTACTTTCTAATACATCCCTATAATTTGATAATAGAAATTCAATAAACTCTTCAAGTAAATCACGCATTCTGATATTAAAATAACATTCAATTCGTAAGCTTAAAGTTCGTAGCAAAATCATGCGTAAGTGTTTACCGTCATTTTTTAAGACAAAAGAAGCCAACATTTTGTTAAAATTTAACGAAGGGACATAAAAGTCGAAATATTTAACAAAATTAGTGGAGCAAAATTCTAACTCAGTGAGTTCCCTAGCAACTAATGAACCAGGCTTATAAGTAAAGCCAAGTAACGTATAAACTCTAGAGACGATAGGTACTGTAAGTATGGAATTAACTTTTTCGCTCAAAGAGTAAATCACATCGTCACCCATAACCACAAGTTCAATATTTTGGCGAAAAGAAAACCAAGTAGGTTTAAACTCGGTGGAAGTTGGCACAACCACCAAGCACCATATATAAAACCAAACATGGTTATGAAAAAGACCATTGTCTTCAAGAGTATTTCTCTGGCCACTAGGTTGGCCACTACTTTTCATAATACAGTCTCCTTGAGTGCACAAGATTAAAGAATTAATAACTTGATTGTAATAACTATCGACGGCCACACTGTACTTCTCATCCTCACGAAGGGAGCTCTTTCTAAGTTGTTTGATGACACTAAAAAATCTATCAACCATGTGAGCATCCCAATGACTAACATCACCATCATAACGGTGAGGAAACCTACGCAAACGTAAAGAAAGATCATGCCAACCACCATAATATTTGGTAGCGCCTATCCAAATAGGAACTTTGCCGCTAGCACCTAAAATACACAACTTTTCATTTTGATGAGCGAAAAGTCTATTGGCATATAACAATAGTTCAGACGGTCCACTAAGAACCGAACGCGGATCATGAGCCAAAATTTTAGATAATTTACGTATTTCTTTTTTAATAAAATCTTTCCAAATGCAAACAACGGGCTCACCAGACATCATTTTCTTTTCAAATTTAAAATAATATGCTAAAAAGGCATGGTCCTTAAAGAGAGATCCTTTAGTTTGGTGTAAAACACACCAAGGCCAACCAGTAGAGGTGGTTTTATCTACAAGCTGAATTGCTACATCAAGATCAATAACTGAAGAATTTGCCATATCAACATAACAAGTCGACATCATGTCTATGGCCTGATTCCAAGCTCGATCATTGATCTGAAACTTGGGTTGGATAGCATATCTAGAAAGTGCTTTATATTCAGCGAAGGAATAATTTGAAGTCATGGCATAATCAGATTTGAAATTCCCATCATCTAAAAACTCGGGATGTCTATCCATAAGAAAATGCATTATCGATGGATCTATATTTTGAGCAGAAAAACTATCTTTAGGTATATAAGTATTTAAAGAACAGACATAAGGCATAAGGGCTAAACCGTCTTCTCCCACTAAATGTGAGAAATTATCTATATAGTACGCCGACGGATTGTTCGTACTATAACGAATTTTTTCAATAAATTGCTGTGGAAATTCGTAAAACCACTCCCCGCCACTGCGGTAGCTCAAAGATTCTGGTTTGGGATGGTTATTCCAGTATAACCATCCGACCAAAACCCTGGGCGGAGAAAACCATTGACGTTTTTACGGGAATTACCCCAGCAATGTATACCCAACAAAGCACCGTCATCAGTAAGCCATGGTGATCCACAAGTACCTTCATTTGAAGAAGGTGTGCCATATAAGTCAGTAACGTCTGTTAAAAACCCCTGAGAAACAGACAACGACGGATGGACACTTAAGATGTTGGCTGAGCTTCCGGCTTTGATCGAACTGAAAGCATTTAATTGTTTACACAATTTCATAGCCGCAGGAATTTTATATTCCAATAGAGCACCAGCTTTACAACGAGAAACCACTTTAGCTCCAAGGGTTGAATGATTAGCTTTAAGTTCAACAATAATGCCTTTTAGTTCGACTTTTCCAGCTTGTGACTCAAAAGTTGTTTTAAGATTAGTGGTGCGACTTACATCAGCTTTAGTTGTCCAATTTCGCCAATTCCACCATTTTATACCTTCAGGTTTGGCAATAAGACCATCTTTAACATAAATATACTGAACATCAGAAAGAGGATTAACATCATGTGTTATGGTATAAAGCTTACCACCGGCCAAGGTTGCGTGTCCACACCACATTTGGCACTTCTCATCAAAAAAAGTGGGAAAAACGGCCCCTTTTAAATCATCAAATAAAGGAATTTTTATGGGGTTTCTACCGGTATGCACTTCACTACTTTTATCCTCCTCAGGTTTCTTTTGAGTATAGTCAACTTGGACAGTTTTATCCTGGCACTTACCACACTCGGAAATGTCATCTAGAGTGGGATTTTTCTGCGAGTCTTTAACCCATGCAGGTAAAGAATCAGTGGTCCAAGAGAATTTCTTTTTAATTTTCTTTAATCGAATTGGACAAACGTCCATGGTAGCGATACGAGCGATTGATGGACGAAAAGTTTTACAAAAGTGGCAAATTGCACCAATACGTTTACCACAATAATTACACTTACTTTTAAAATAATCTAATAAAGACCATTCTGAAATTTTGGCATCCAAAGTTTTTCTCTTTTTCTTTTCGGAAGTAGGTTTAGTATCTACCTCCAATTGCTCTTTTGGGGTCCCATTCCACCAACCAAAAAATTTACATACGGGATTGTGGTAAGCACATTCAGATTTCTTTGGGGTTAACTGAGTTAACAATTCGGCTTTCGGTCGAATATGCATAAAAGGGCACGTCTTTTTAAGCTTACAAGCATAACCATACTGACATAATG